AAGCTGAGTCTATATTGAGACTCGAGCATTGAGGCTTAAGCTGAGTCATCAGTGAGTCTATATCAAGACTCTATCATTGAGGCTTAAGCTGAGTCATCAGGGAGTCTATATCAAGACTCTATCATTGAAGCTTAAGCTGAGTCATCAGGGAGTCTATATCAAGACTCTATCATTGAAGCTTAATCTGAGTCATCAGTGAGGCTATGTCGTTATCTATTTCTAAACTGGCTTATAACTAGAGCGAAAGCAGAGCAAAATTACTCTTCTAGTTATAATCATTAGGTATTACTTATGAATCAGATAGTATATAAAAAGTATTATTATTATAAATTAATGCCAATATACAAGAAACATAATTCTAAAGGTAATTATTTTCAATGGGGTGATAGTGGTAAAAAATATTACTACATTAAAAATGATGTAGTATCAACGAATTCGGCTTATATGAGTGCAGTACGTCAAGCGAAGGCTGCGCACAGTCGCGGATATAAGAAATAATCCCGTGCGCGGGAAATATAATCTAATTTAGTATTATCATATGGACGAAACTCAATTCTTAAGAGATAGAATAATGCAATTAGAACATGATAGGATTGCTCATGGGGCAGCGGCTCCCAAAATGAGGAAAGTAAGGAAATCAAAATTAATGAGAGGTGGGGCGAATCAAGATCATTTATTAGCTTGGAGGAAGGCTTTAGCTATGGCTAAAGCTGATGGCCATTCAACTAATACTCATGATCCAAAAGCAGTTGCGTATGTCAAAAAACATTATTATCATCCGATGGTCGGTATGGTTGGGTCGGGTTCAAAAACATCTGTACGAAAACCATTAAAGAAAAATCAACACAAAGCTCTTAAAAAAGTTAATAAAAAATGTGTCGATTATGATCCAGTAAATCCAATGTATTGGAAAGAAAAAGATGGTAAATGTATTAAATATTCTACACACAAAAGAAAAGCGAAGGGAAAAGGTGAAGGGGTATTAGTTGGTGGGTGTTTATGTAGACATTGCGGAATGATGAATTAATCATGTTATTATTTCTATTAAAGTATCACATAATTATATAAATGAATATTGATATACAACCATATTTAAAATCAAAACCTTTATCAGCATACCCAATTGATTTAATAAAAAATATGAAAATGATCTCTTTTTATCATGATGAGATGGCAACACCATTCGGATCATATATTTATAGGATGCAAAAATATCCAGGAGACGTAGATTTATTGGAAGAATTTACATATTGTTGTACTGCTGAAGAAGTTGTGAAAAAATTTAAAAAAAGGTTGATAGAAGTAGTAAATAATATAACTTCAGAAAAAGGACATTATTTTTCAGAATTTAAAGCAGGCATAGATAAAAGATATGATATTGACATCGGTGATTTGATCAACGGAAAATATGATATAAATCCTAATTTGAGCGAAATATCAGTCGGCATGCATAAAATAGGTTTATTCGATGATAAAGAATTAAATAAAATATTAAACGTTATGAATAACGGTAGATTTAATGGGGATGGATATGATATTATTTATAATACTTTTAGAAATAGAAGGATATTAAGATGGTCAGCTGATGAAATATTAAAAGGTTATAAAATGTTAGATAAAAAAATAAAAAAAACGCTTCATGATGCTTTATTTGATGAGACACATATTAAGATAGATATGATAGCAATATATGATGATAGATTTATAGAAATAACAAATTTTATAGGTCTAATGTATGAAGATAATAAAGGTGATCTAATACCAATAAATATTAATATGAAAGAAAATCATGACATACTTAAACAATTACCAGTTGAAATCGAAAAATTATATTTTAGCAATTTTCATTATTCACCGTTTAAAATGGTAAAAAGGATATTTAGTTTATCGAGACACAAAAGAGATGAACGAACATTGCGCGAAATAATACCTATAGTAAGCGGAAATATATCATTATTATACCAGATAAAAAGTGAAATAGATGTAATATTAAGAATTTTTAAAATAAAAAAAGTACCGCCGGTTAGAACTATTGAAAAACAAATAGATAATATGAAGAGTAGAATAGTAAATATTTTAACATTTACGGAAACTGAACTAGAAATGATATTTTCGTTTTTAGATCTAGCATCAAATATTAAAACAAATATACAAGCGAAAGCAGGAATATTAGAAAAACTTAACGAAAGTATATTAAAGCCGCATATAAACTCGAAAACAATAATATATTTACAAAAAGCTAACCTTAACCCACCACCAAAATATTTATTACCAAAAGAATTATCGTACGCGTATTTCGTAAGAAAACCAAACGAAAATCCAAAATTATGATGAAACATAATTAAAATTAATAATGTTTCATTCTATTTTTTAGTTGTTTACGTTTCACAACACCTTCACCTGCCATTACTCCATCTCCAAGCATTGGGTGTTCACCATAAATTGGCTGTCCATCATCACCATAACCTAGAAAATGTGCTGCTTTAGAAGCCAATTGAGCATATGGATGCGGAATTAAACCTAATGTTTTAGAAACTCCTTTATTCTTAACGAAACCTTTTAACTGCGGTAATACTTTATTAGTAAAGAAATCTTTTATTCCACTAAAGAAATCTCCTCCGCTAACCGCTTCAACATCAGCATACGAATAACCAGGTTTAGATTGCGCATCCAAAATATCTTTTGAAGTTATTACTCCAATATTAAGCATAGCGCGCCCTAATTCAGGAATAGTAAATGTTCCCTCTAAGATTGGTACCATATATAATGTAGGAGTAATTGTTCTACTTGAAATATTTCTAGCGTTTACATTTATTTGAATTTGATATTGCCCTAATTTACCTGGAGCATCAAGCGAATCCAACCCAATATCTGTTGCGAATTCAATAGCGATTACAGAACCGATTGTAGAAACATTCAACGGACCACCAATACCAGTTGAATGAGAAGGTCCACCACTCCACTGAGTCCAGTTCATATTACAATGATTTTTTCTACTAAGTTGATATAATTGTTGGAAATTAGCTGACGCTAACAAACCATTTTTGTTCATAAATTGTATACTAATAGATTCGATAGTAAAAAATGTGTCCGTATAATCATTGTGAGCATATAAACTAAAATTTGAATCTCTAACATACACATATAACCTTCTCGGAATCGACGATAATTGAATATTATTTGACGCCATACCTTGCACTAATGCGCCAGCTAAAACTGGGCTTTGTTGTGTCGGATATCTTTGTATATCAAAATATGGATATGTTAAAGGTTGTTGAGGTGATATAATTTGAGTTTCTTGTGGTGTAATATATTGGATTAACATCAATGGTGCTCTACCTCCAGCTAAATTTGATTCAGGACCTCCAATAGTCCCACCGAAAGCAACACCAATATTTGTAATGTTATTTAATCCACCATCGTTACAATGCGACCACATTCTATTACCAACATTACCAACAAATGTAAAATTAAAATCCATACTGTTAACATTATAAAATGCCGATCTGTTACTATTACCAAAATAGAATGGTGGTAAGAAAACAGGCTCGCAAAATGATACGTCTACGATTGCAGTTATTGGTGTTAATGGATTAACTGATAACGGATTACTAACAATTGTGTATGGGAACGCACCACGTTGCATATTAGAATTATCAATTCCATCAGCATATCCGGCTAACGGATTTCTATTTGAACCTCTCAAATCATCATATTGTTGTGCTTGATCCGGGTAATTAGGAAACGCTGAATAATCGCCATTCTTTAATTCTTCATCAGTATTAAAATGGCTAATAGCATGAATTATATCTGATAAGTTAATAGACACGCTTTGATTATTAATTGTAGCACTTAGTGTTTCAATTGACCCACTTAACGGATAAGCTCTAGGCCCATCAAAACCATCTCTTATTAAAGCTTGTCCAATAGGTGCAGTACCAGTAAATGTTAATCTAATCGGTAAATAGAAATATATCTTCGAATCAACAAAAACAGCACCAGAAGGTGGTGGACATGAAAATTGTATAGCACTAGTAGAAATACTAGTACTAGTCCAAGCTTTCCAAGTTGTTTGTGAACCAGCTTTTAAAACTGCATAATCGCGTTCTTCGTGAACAATAGTTCTAGGATCTCGTACTTCGACGGCGTTAAGATGTTGATAAGAAAGTGACATTGATCGTATAATATAATAGCAGATTTTATTATACAATATTGATGTTATATGGAAGTTATCTGTCGTTTATATAGATCTTTTCTAAGAAAAGCTAATTTTATATTCGCCTGTTGATATAATGAAATTTCCACCGGATATATATTACTATTTATGTCCTGCCAATATATTTTAAGATCAAATGACTGAACCGGAATAGTTTGAATCATATCAGTCAATCTATATTGAGCAGTGGGATTATAATATGCGACTTCTCTACCATCTCCAGGATCATTTAAAATAGGGACAAAATCTGTTAAAATTGGCACCCTAGACGTATTTTCATCACCTATAGCTACAGATTCGCCAACGATAGGTAAACGAGATGATAATATTAATATTTTACGAATACTATGCCATAACGCTAAAGTGCTATATTCTTGACTTACTATAGCCCACCCAACAGGCAAATATTGCTGATGTGGTTTCGGAGGGAGTAAAACATTTGGTAAAATAAGATCTAAATCGTCACCGAAAGCATTATTAAATCCATGATCTATAACGCTAAAAGCTCCCAAATAATTTGACAGAGGAATATTCATATATATAAATATTGAATTAACTGGATTTGATGCTAATAATTGTGGACTAATAGCTAATTTTATTAACCCTGTTGGTTCATCAAGGAAAAAATATGGTACATCGTTCGCTAATAATCCAGCATTTATCCAAGCTATAGTTAACGCATTATTCACCATCGTTAAAAAATCTCGATAACCATAGATATAATAATATGGACTAATTACTTGAACTTGTTGATTTTGAATAGGGGGAGATAGATTATTAAAAAAGAATCCAGCATATTGAACATATTCAGGAAAATATGTGGGTACACCAACATTTATTAATTTAACGCCAATTATAAATGGTGTTAAATTTGGATCAGGTTGATTCGGGATAATTGGACAGATAAAAATAGGTACTCGGTCTAAAGGTATATCAAATCTAATAACACTAGCATAATATTCTGATGCATTGTCAATAAATGGAGTATCGTTATCAATTTGATATTGAGCTAATATCGGTTCTGTACCAGATGGCGCAATATTAGGATCAACATTAAAATTTGCATCTGAATGAGAAATAGTAACATTAAAATAGACATTATCGTTTTCGCGATAGTATTCCATTTGTGTTTTTGGATTATATCTATATTTACTCATATAATATATAGGACTATTTTTTATTCAACTAATACATTTCTTATCTTCTCGTTTATACCTTCATATAGTTTATGTTTTTTACTTTTTTTATGTGTACCTTGGTTAGATCTCAAAGTAACTGATCCACAAACTTTACATTTTACTTTATCGTTCCATTTAGCTTTTTCTTTTTTAGGGTTTTCATTTTCCAAAGCAGATATGAATATTTGTTTACCAATTGGTTTCCTTATATACTTTAATTCGTCAACATTAAATGTGACTATACTATTTCCTTCTTTTAGTCTGTCTTGTATTTCTTTTATTTGCATTATTATAAGGAAATAAAAAAAATTATTGATTCATTGAATATAAATATTCATAATAATAATACCAATATCATTAAAAAAATATTAACAATATTATATGTTTGTATTAAACTGTTACAATAAAGATAATACAGTCCCAATAGCTAGATGTTTCCAAGGAAAAAAAAGTGACCTATTATGCATTAAAAAAGATTATGATGATTCGTCATCAGATGAGGATAAAGTAACAGAAATATCACTCTGTGAAGGAAAATTTGAAGCAAGATTAAATCCATACGAAAGAAATGTTGTATATATAGCTGGCCCATCTGGTTCTGGTAAAAGTACATTTGCTTCTAATTTAATAAGGGCATATTTAAATTCATTTGATAAACCATTATACATATTTAGCAGAACAGATTGTAAAAATGATCCAGCTTTCAAAGGATTAAAATTTATGCAAATACCAATTAATGAACAATTATTAGAAGAACCTATAGATATTACGCAAGAACTAACTGGAGGTTCAATAGTTTTGTTTGATGACTGTAATACTATTCAAAATGATAAATTAAGAGTTATTGTTGAGAAAATAATGAACGATATTCTTGAAGTAGGTAGAAAACTCGATATAACTATTCTAATAACAAGTCACTTAGTGATACCAAATAGTAAGAAATTTGCTAGAACTATTATGAACGAATTACAATCTTTAACAGTGTTTCCAAAATCTGGTTCTGCGCAACAGATAAGATATACCCTAAAAACATATTTTGGTTTAAGTAATAGACAAATTGACAGTATATTAGAAATAAAATCTAGATGGATTACCATTAGTAAAACTTATCCGATGTATGTATTATCAGAACGGTTGGTATATATTTTATAATCTTATATTATAATGAATAAGATCATAAAATATTATGAAAACGTGGCACTTAGTAATCATGATATTATGAAACTACTAGATGGGGAAGTGAATATCATATTATATCCAGATTTACATAAATTTAAAACATTAGATGACATACTGGAACCATATGGTGCATGTATATTATTATTCGAAGCTAAACCTAAATATGGTCATTGGGTGTGCATCTTTAAGGAGAATGATAAGACTATTGAGTTCTTCAATCCGTATGGAGGTTATCCTGATGACAGTTTGTTGTCTATAAATAAAGAATTTAGAAAAAAATCAAATCAACAATATCCAATATTATCACAATTATTATATGATTCCCCATATAACCTAACATATAACGAATTTCAGTTCCAAAGAAGAGCACCAGACATTAAAACATGTGGGCGTCATTGTGTATTCAGAATAATGAATAGGGATCTTCCATTATATCAATATAAGACAGCTTTAGATATTTTATGTAAAAAATGGAATGTAGATTATGATAGTATTGTAACCTATGCAACAATTTAAGATATTAATATATAATATATGTCAATATCTTCGCTATTATCTCTAAATGATTATGATTTATTTTGTAATAGTATAACACCTATAGTCCCATTGGTTAGTGGCCCTACTGGAGCTACTGGAGCTACTGGAATTGCTGTAATAGGTCCAACAGGACCTACAGGATTGGCTGGAATTGGTATAATAGGTCCTACAGGCCCAAAAGGAGAAACTGGTGCTACTGGAGAAACTGGTGCTACTGGTGATACAGGTGCTACTGGTGATATAGGTGCTACTGGTGATATAGGTGCTACCGGAGAAACTGGTGATACTGGACCGACTGGTGCTACTGGAGAAACTGGATCGACTGGTGATACTGGGTCAACAGGATCAATAGGAGCAAGTGGGTCAACAGGATCAATAGGAGCAACTGGTAATACTGGTTCAACAGGAGCAACTGGAGCAACTGGTGTTACTGGAGCAACTGGTGTTACTGGAGCAACTGGTAATACTGGTTCAATAGGAGTAACTGGTGCAACTGGTAATACTGGTTTAACAGGAGCAACTGGTAATACTGGTTTAACAGGAGCAACTGGTAATACCGGTTCAACAGGAGCAACTGGGTCAACTGGGTCAACTGGTGCAACTGGTGTAGCTACAAGTTTAACAGCATTAAATTATTTATATGCAATCAGTACTGCAACACAAACAGTTACAGCTGATACTTGGAATGATATACAATATAACGATAGTGTAGGTTACATATTTAATGGTTGGACTCGTACCGGTTTAACAACTTTTAATGTTCCAGTTACAGGTCTTTATTTAATTTCATTAAGTGTTCAAGTTGACATAACTGCTAGTAGTGCATATATGATAAGAATTTTTTACAGTATACTCGGTGGCGAATTAACTGGTTCACAATTAATAGCTTCTTTTGGTGTAGCTGCCGGAACAAGTTTTCAAAATCCATTGATGACTAGAGTAATGATGGCTAATTTAAATTCCGGAACTAATATAAAAATGCAAGTAACATCACAAACTTTAAATGGATCTATAAAAGGTGATTCATTTTCGCCACCAGCAACATCAAGTAGCGGTCCTTATAGTACAGAACTAATTGTATTTAGAATAGCTTGAAACCGGTTTGTTTAAAAAATTATGATGTATATATATAATGTCTTTGACGAATATACTCGAACCAAATAATTATGATCTATTTTGTCGTAGTATCACACCAATTATACCAGTACCTGGTTCAGGATCAACAGGACCAACTGGATCAACAGGATCAGAGGGAACACCAGGAATAATAGGGCCAACTGGACCAACTGGTTTAGCAGGATTGTCTATTCCTGGACCAACGGGTGCGACTGGCGCAACTGGAGTAACCGGAGAAACTGGACCCACAGGTATGGCTGGAGCAGCAGCTAATACAGGTGCTAGTGGAGACACTGGTGCTACTGGACCTACAGGATTTACAGGTGCTACTGGTATGGTTGGTGCTGCTGCTAATACAGGTGCAACTGGAGATACAGGACCTACTGGCGATACTGGATCAACTGGTGATACTGGATCAACTGGTGATACTGGATCAACTGGTTCTACAGGACCAACTGGTTACACGGGTAATACTGGATCTACTGGTCCCACTGGCAATACTGGTCCAGCAGGCGTTGCAACAATTGCTTCACCTACTTCTGCTGTTGATAATAATGTGTTAAGACTAATTGGCACAATGTTATCAGCTGAATATGCTGATGCGACTCATCCTGGTGTTGTAAGTACGAGTTCCCAAAATATTGCTGGTAACAAAGATTTTATTAATTCAGTTACAGCTAATGATATAACATCTGATAATTTTGTAGTTGCTCAAACATTAAGGTTACCTGTAACTATAGGGTTATCTAATGGTACAATTCAATTAAATTCAAATAGATGGGTGCATGCTTTTGGAACTAATAATTTATTCGCAGGAGTTAATAGTGGTAATTTTACGTTATCAACAGCACAACTATGTGTAGGTTTAGGAAACAATGCTTTGAGTAGTTTAACTACGTCAATAGGAAGTTGTTGTACTGGATTCAATGCTGGTACATCTGTTAGCAGTGGAAATTTAGCCACATTATATGGTTCAAATGCAGGTAGTTCAATAAGCACTGGACCGAATAATGCTATTTTTGGTGGTAATGCTGGAGGTGGTATCACAACTGGTCAGTCATGTTGTATATTTGGTGTAAATGCGGCTTCATCTGGAAATTTAAGTAATGTAATAGAAATAAGTGATGGTTCCGCTGGTACATCTATAAGTGGAGATACCCGAATCGGACAATCGTTAACATTAAGATGCTTTTTGAGAGGTATTCAAGGAGTAGTTCCGGCTGGTACAATCTATAGATAATGTGTTAACATCAAATTTTACTCCAACAGTAGACGTTGGTACAATTACTACGATGACTGTTCGTGGAGTTGTTGGTACAACATTACCTCTAACTTTTAGTAGAATTGGTAATGTAGTTACTATTTTAATACCAGGATTTGAAATAACTGCCGATACAAGTGCTCCATTTACTATAAATGTAACAGGAATAGGATCAATACCGGCACTTTATAGACCATCATTTCAATATAACCAAATTATAAGTATAGAACATGCCACAACATTTGTTACTGGTATTATACTTGTTTCAGTTGGAGGACTAATTCAAATACAAAGACAAACTGGTACAACTTTTAATCCTTCATATGGTACAGTTTATGATACCGCAATATCTTATGTAATCCCATAGAGATAATATTATGTTATTTAATAGTATAATATGTCTGTTTCAAATTTATTACAACCGAATGATTATGAATTATTTATCAATAATATTGTTATGAGTGGTATTTTAGTTGTTGATACTATATATCCACAATTTGGTCATGATTTAAATATTGGTACTGCGTTTGCCACTGCAATAAATATTGGGTATGTTGGGATAAGTACAAATGTTTTGAGTG